GAGCCTCCCGACACGGAAAGGGTCAGCGCCTTCTTCCCGGCGGACGAAGCGCCTGGTTCACCGATGACGCACGGGCTGGTCGGTGATGGATTAAGGCAGGCGAACTCGGCGAACCACGTCTCCGTCGCGCCAACGAACCAGGGCGCCATGTTGGCCGGTGCGATGCCGCAGCGGTAGATCGCCCGCGTCACTCCCACTGATGTCGTGACGATCGCCGAGGTCGCCATTGGGCCTTGCTCGAGCTGCGCGCCCCACAGCGACAGACCATTCGAGGCGTTACCGGCATACGACGGGCCATAACCGGGCGTCGGAGAATTGCTGAGAAACACACCCAGCCTGCCACCGGCGGCGGGCGGCGCGGCGGACACGATGCAACGGTAAACACCATTACCGCACGCGACGATCGACGCGGCGCCGATCGAGCCAGTACCATGCAAAGCAATAGCCTGTGAGATAGTGCCGCTCTGTAAATCGAATGTCGCGAAGCCGCCGTTGTCACCGCTGTCGGTAACGACGACCTGTAAGTAACGGACCTGCCCGGCCTTGGCGTAAAACGAGCCAGTATACGTCGTCGCGGCTGAAATCGTTATGGACTGTAACCAAAGATGCACGGCTGTAGCGCCGTTCTCCGACACCCGCGTCATCAACGTGACACCATCCGGCGCGATATCGGCGCCCACCGCCGCCGTGGCGCCCACACCCAGCCAGGACACGGCATTGGCGATATCGCCGCTTCGTAACGCCAGATTGGTGCGCGCTTCCTCGATCAGCAGACCACGCGCTTCCCAGCGCGGTTGATTGACCGCCGCCGTTTGGATCACGCCGGACGCGTCGGTGTATGTCGCGGTCGAGGCGCGAGAGAACGTGATGCCGGCCGGCAGATTACCGGAAGACATGAAGTTGAGATCGAGCGTCATGCCAGGAGGGCCACCGCCTCCCAGTGTGCTTCCACTGTATTGTTGAGACACCTGACGGCTGAAGTATTTACACCAGCCTCGTGGGCTGACGGGACCGATGACCTTGCCGCAGGCGCGAGGGGCGATGAAGAAACGGCAGTAGCCGCATTTCTCCCGGCCGCCCGCGTCGGTGTAGCGCGCGGCGCTTTTGCTGACCCGGTGGACGACGAAACTCATCCAAACGATACCAGTTCAGCCCTGAACGGGGCTCCACTCATATCGCTCGATTGTTTCCACAAGTTCGCCCTGGTCACCACCTGCTGGAACTGGGCGTCGGCCTGGGCCGCGCGGTCGTCATCCAGTTCAAACAGCGCGCCGTGTTTGATCACGCCCCAAAGGTAGACCGCGTAGAGCTGCTCCAGGACCGGATTGGTGTCTGACGGCAAGAGGAGCGGCTTCGGCTTCGCATACCACTCCATGATGACGACCTGCGGCAGCCAGGCGGGGTCCGGCGGGTCGGGAAGGATCGGATGCGGGAGGAACTCGATGCAGTCTCCCGTCAGCCGGTAGGACGTGCAGACCTGGCCGACCGCGCCGACCACGGCGCCCTCCTGCCAGGCGCTGGACTGACACCCCACCCAGTGTCCGCTCCAGGCGTCCTTGAGCCGCAACATCTCGCCAGACGTGGCGTCGCGGATCGACGCCATGGTGGCGAAATCAGCCGGCAGCGAGATGTAGGCGGCATCGATCGGCTGCGTGCCCGATGTGATCTGACACCGGGCGCGCAGGGTCTCGGCGATCTCGGTCTCGACCATCAGCACCCAGCCAGGGATCAGGCTGGTTAAATCCCTGCGATTCAACCAGTTCTGAACATCGTCGATGAGTTGCTGATAAGAGGCCACCTACTTCTTGTCGTTCTTCTTGTCGGCCTTCTTGTCATCGTCATCGTCGTCGTGCCGGCCACGTGGTGGCGTGGTCGAGGTGGACTGCTGCGGGGCGGGATGCAGGCCCTGGGCGACCGGCGGGTCGTTCTCGCCAGGGGCCGGGCGATGTGTCCCCGCGCCACGGGCGGTCGCGTCCGCGGGCGGGGTCGGATCGAACACCGGATTGCCGGGGGACTGGACGCCATCGGCGGTATGGAAGGGTTGGTGGAGAGACTCCTCGGCGATCGTCCCCACCCTGATCCGCTCCTCCGCCGCCGCCATCGCGGCCGCCGCGGGGTCGTCGGCGTCGGGGTAGAGCTTGCCCAGGAGGGAGCGGTCGAAACCATCGACCAGGACGGGTTTCAACGGGCCGAGGGGTTTGATCTCGGTCATGCCGTCCTCGGTGCCAGGCAGCATCCCGATGCCGGCGAGCGGCACCGTGCCGACGCCCGCCGTGCTGCCGGGCGGCATGATGCTGCCGCGGTTCATGTTGGGAGTGGTGGCGGCGTCGGGGCCGATCCCTGGTGTGCGCCGCATCGGCGCCGGGGGTGGTGTGGTGGTCGAGGTTCCGCTGGCCATTAGATTCTTCTCCCATCGTCGGTTCTGAACAGGCGGCACTCACGACTGTCCAGAACGAGGTTCAGCATTTTCTGATCTTCGGTAACCCCGAGTTTTCGCCACTGGTTCCAGACCACCAATGGAACACGCGCGACGTGCGTCCAGCTCTGCTTGCGCGCATTATGCGGGTCGAAGTTCGACGCGATGGTTTTGGCGCTCTCGACGATCGCCCTGGTATCCTGGCTGTGAACGAACAGCAGCGTGCCGTCGCTCTCCTTCTCGACCTCGGTGTGACGGAGGGTGGAAGGACTGTGGCTCTCGTAGAGTAGCGCACCCATTACTGGTTGAGATCCGCGATCCAGGCGTGGGCTTTTGGCGCGGTTGGACGAAGAGAACCCTCGAACAAAACGGCGCCCTGGGTGTTATCACCCGTCTTGGCGAAATCGAGCTCAATGACATCGCGTCCAGGCAGTGGCGCCAGTTCGACATAGTCGGTGGAGACCAGCAGGATCTGGTTGGCGGGGCAGAAACGATCCGGGGCGAGTTGAATCGTTCCGAAGTTGGTGCGGTAGACATCGACCGCGCCCATGATGGTTACTTCTTGCGATGACGTGACGTTCTGGATGTTCTGAGCCACCACCGCGTTGCCCGTGCCACCCTGGGACAGCGTGGCGAAATACGCCTTGATGTTGCCCGACATGATGCCGAGCGTCGGCTTGCCGCCGGCCTGCCACGCCTGCTGCACGGCGGCGTCGAGCATCGCCAGCGTGAGGTCGCGCTTGGTGCCCGGCGTGCCCGCGTTGGACCCATCGCCGACCGGCATCACGCCCGCGCCAGTACCTCTGGAGCCATTGGCGCAGTAACAGGGCAGGCCGCTCATGTGGCGCGGGTCGGTGATGGTGCGGACCAGCGGCGACGTGATGGCGAACTCCAGGTCGCGCTTCACTTCCATCCCGCGCAGGATCAGCTGGCGATCGTATTCGTCCTCGCCGCCGACCATATCGACCGAGCGCAGCGTGTTGGACACGCCCACCGTGCGGACGAGGATCTGGGCGATGTTATTCATGCGGACGGGTTTCGTCACCGCCTGCATGGACGCGGTGAAGCCCTCGGGTTGGGCGTTATCCGCTACGACCCCAAGCTCCTGGACGACCCATTCGGTGAGGATTTGTTTCGCTTCCACACTGGGTATGGCGGAAACAAGAGGTGTCTCGTCAGGGTCGATCTGGAAGATCACGTCGCGGAGATCTTCCTTAACTCCAATGGCGGCCGGCTCTAAATACGTGTTCGCCGGTGCCGCGCCCATTGATCCAAGGGCCATGTCGCATGTCTCCAACGCTGGCGCGGCCCACGAGGGCTCGCGCGGTGAAACCGATGATGGGATTGGTTTCGCGTTGGTCTCGACACACCTGGCGTGGTGGGTGATCGCTCACTCCACGGGGCGGGAAGGGCCTCGGACGACGGCACGGCCCGCTCTCCGGTGGGTGCTTTCGCACTCCATTGAGCGACGGCGGATTATTGAGACGGTTTTAGTTGCCTGTCCAGGGCTAACGCGCGGAACCATTCATCGCCGCCCGGCGCGCCGCGATCAGGGCGGCCCCGCCGCGGATATCAGGTTTGGCCTGAAACGCCTCGGTGGCGGCGGCGACGCGCTCAGAGGGCGCGGGCGGGGGCGCGACACCGCGCGCGGGGACAGAGGATGACGGTGGCGCGGAGGTCTTCGCGCCTTCCACCCAGCGATCAAACATCGCCGCCTTCATCATGGTCTTGAGATGATGCGGAGAGGAGAGACCGCGCAGTTCGTCACGACTGAAACCACCCTTGGATGTCGCCCATTCGACGATCTGCTGTTGCGCCTCCAGGCGCTGTTGGGG